TCTCGTATAAGCACCACGCTCTAACCAACTGAGCTATAGGAGCTCACAGTTCATACTCTGTAACTGTAAAACGACCTTTCTGCCTCGTCGTTGGAACCACAAAGAGTTGGGTTATCTTTTCTTTACCGCGTGGTGTACCTTTAACCTGCTTTGATTGCTTGTCAATTGTAGCTTCAGATCTAAATGTAACATTGGATGTGTAATACTCTATGCCATCCTCCATTATCACAGTGACCTGATTCGGTGGTGAAACCTGGGCACCCACAAACTTTGATTGTTTGTAAAGTTCCCGAAACATTCAACCTACACTATACGGAGATAATCCTTGAATGGCATGATACTTGTCGCACCCTTGATGAAGTCTCTGTGCTCTTGTGCGTGATTAAACGCTTCCCTGACCATGCGTTCTGCGAGAATACTATCGTATGTACACGGATCAACCGCACCAATGAGGTAACCTGGAGTAATCACTTTAGCTTTTACAGAAAGACTGGTGATTAGGTAGTCATATTCACACATTTCAGAAATAATAACAACAGCGTACCCACGATTTCCGTAGCTGTATTCAATAGAAGTCCGATAATCACCGCGTGTACTTGGTGTGATGACATTCGTTATCTTTGAGTTTCTCGCGAGACCTGCGTGTGTTGTCAATCTACTGTTGTGTCTTCCAGGTACTTCTAGGAAGACGATGGAGTTTGTTGAAGACGCTTCAATGTACGCAGAATCAATGTACCTCGCAAGCTCTTGAACAGCTGTTTGGAAACCAATAGATTCTAAACCCGGCATATCATTGAAGATTGTTTTAGCGATACCAATAATATTGGTATCCACCCGATCATCTAGGGCTAAATCTCTCGCAGACTTCATGGATTCATTGCCACAAATACAATAGAGACGGTCGTAATCACCAAGGTTCTTTACGGCACGGTCAATGTCAACATAGTCGTATGATGTTTTTAAGAGTGAACCTGGTCCATCATCAATGTGTTCTTGATCAAAGTACTCCTTGATATTTTGATTGAGACCTCTAAAACCATCTGCGAAACCGTGGACGCGGTTGCCTTGACTTTTTTCACGAAGAGTGATTGACCGGATGAGAGTATTCACACCCGGGCACACACCACCAGCGGTAAGGATGCCAATGTTCATTTTGAATTACACACGCGCGAAGTTTTTATGTATGTATAATGTATAGGAATGTCTCTGGAAATTGTGACATACGCGAACAAGTCTCAGGGTATGTTTGAAGAGCTTGTCAATAATGAGTTTGGCGTTCCAGTCAAAGTTTTGGGTTGGGGAACAAAGTGGAGTGGGTTCAGTGATAAGTACAAGGCGATGACACAACACCTTGAAACCAGGGGTGACGATGACATTGTTATTTTCCTTGATGGATTTGACACAAAGATCAATAAAAATCCACATGAAGTTGTTGAACTTTTCAAGGAATGTAATTGTAAGGTTCTCGTGTCAAAGGATCCAGAAGTCCCCGGTAAACCTCTTACACACCTGATTTTTGGAAAGTGTGGTGAAAAATCTACCGCCAACTCGGGTCTTTACATGGGTTACGCTAAAGAACTCAAGAGTGTCATAGATGAAGCATTAGCTGAAAAGTGTGAAGATGATCAAACAAATATAAACACAGTTTGTCAAAAATCTGAATTTGTAAAGGTTGATGAAGAAGAGAAAATCTTTAAAAACTTTGGACCTTTGGATAAGAAACATGATACGGATGCCATCTTTGTGTCGTACCCAGGTTCTCCAGGGTTTAATCGTTACACAAGAGCTATAGTTGAATACACACAATTTTTGTACATGTATATATTGTGTCTACTCATTTTGGGTCTGGCCCTGTTCCCACAAAGGCAAAAAGTTTTGTTACCCACATTAGTTCTATTTACAACTTTCTATGCTTTTGTCGCAGATAAATCATGCACTCTCCATTCTAGCTAACTCATCCATATCAAAGTGGATCCATTACTATATAGTTGAAAAAAATCGGTTCTGGTTTATGATTCCGGGTTTGTAAAACCGATGGTAGTTGTACACATGTACTTGGACCCATATTTAACTTCCGCACCTGTGTGTGGAAAAGTCCACGAACACGGATACACCAGAACTTTTCCCGCCTCGGGTTTTACCTTTCGGCCATTAATAAACTCAGTACACCCACCTTGATCGTCTTTGAGTGTGTTTAGATAAAAGATAAGCTGTACGAAGTATGTTCTAGCTGTATGGCCATCGTGGTGCCATTCATATGAACCACCTTTGTCTATTCTTTGAATGGGAAAGGTGGTATTATACACGTCATTTGCGTCGCTGAGTTCTCGGTCATATATATGATTATCTACACCATAATCAAATTCAGTTTTTAGGTATTTCATGTATTCATTAAACACTTCCCAGGACTTCTTTTGAAAAATGGATTCCACATCTACCCACCCCTCAACTCCATGAGTAGATAATTCCATATTTGTCTTGTCTCGGGTCACCAGTTCACCGTCAATTTTATAATAAAAGTAACCCTTTGTTTTTCTTGTATCATTTTCAAACCTATTTACAATACTTTTACACAGTTCTTCTGTAAGAATGTTTGGGAATTCCACAACAAACTTATCCATTATGACCTATACACTCACATATTCTTTAATTAAACGCTTTCCATTCTAGCTAAATCATCTATACTAGTTCCATCCCTGCTTTTACGTGTGACAGCCTTGAACGCACCCAACCACCTGGTAACGGCGCGATTAGAACCGAGTTGCGACGACGTTTCATCACTCACAATGATACTGAGTCCATTACACACATCTGGTTTATTTGTGCGTTCAGGGAACTCTAAATTAAAGGCTTCTATAGATATCGCGGGGATGTCGGGGGCCTCATCGAGAAGCCTATCATATTCCTCACGACACTTCTTGACAAACTTAATAACACATGTTCTATCTTGTGGGTCTAGTGAAAGTTCCATATCAATATTCCTATAATACTTTGAATATTGAACACACATAGATGAGTGTAATTCTGAAAGACTGAGACTTTGACTAAACTTACCTATACTCGTAAGAATTCCACCAAGTACATTGAGGAATGCAAACATGTATTGAACGATCATGATTTTAGCCCTTGTCTCGGATGAAATACTCTCATTTCCACTTGGATTAAGTACAGCGAAACCACCAACTCCCGTAATGCTCGCAATGACTATACTGGGGTATGACAAGTAGTCGTTCTGCTTTTTAAAATGGAGTCGAGCGTGGTTATGAAGCCAACGATATCCTGCAGCTCTCTCTGCCCATGATTTAAGAAGCCTCTCCTGCTTCTCACACCATGGGTGAGTCTCCCCGTGTGCTTCCATTATTTTACGCGGGCATTTTTAATCTCTGTCGCCTCCTGATACGCGAGAGAGTCTACTAATTCATTCTGTGGGTCTCCGTTGTGTGCTTTGACCCAACGCCACTCTACAGACTTCATTTTCTGAGAGAGTGTATCAATTTCAATCCACAGTTCTTTATTCTTAACAGGTGTACCCGCAGCTGTACGCCACCCATTCCTTTTCCAATTCTTAATCCATGATGTTATTCCATTCTTGACATATGTGCTGTCAGTAAACAGTCTTATCTCAAGAATGTCGCGTGCGAGACACTGTTGAAGCGCCTTAACGACTGCAGTCATTTCCATAGCGTTGTTTGTAGTGTTGTCTTGTCCCCCAGAGATTCTCAATCCTGGGCCAACAACACCCCACCCACCTGGACCAGGGTTGCCGAGGCAACTACCATCTGTGTAAATGTCCTGCATTTGTTATTACATGTGTCATTTATTTAAGTTTGAAATATCCATTACGACCATTGCGGGACATCGCGAAAACGGTCGCGATCACACCCAAAGCGAGGATTGACACTGGAATCCAGACTCCCATTTGTTGTTGCTTGGTTTGCTTTTGCGCCATTTTATACCATATCATTAGATTTAAAAATTGTGTTCCGATCAATTTTTAAAGTTAATTTTTTTATTACGCGAAACGAGACGAGATCAAAATACCAACTTAGTTGGAGAACGCAAGGCCGCCCATACCGGATTGGATGCGGAGGACGTTGTAGTTGACCGCGAACATGTGCATGGTGGTGGAGGCAACCGCCGCTGGGAGAGTGACCGCGACTTGCGCGTTGTCGATGCGGGAGAAGTTGCAAGTACCGGTTGGTTGATGTTCTTCTGGCTTGAGCGCGAAGGAGTACGAGTACACACCCGCGTATGGGTTACCACTGTGGTGGTTGTATGATTGCACTTGGTTGAAGTACTTACCCTTTTGGGCCTTGAATCGGTCTTGACCGTTGAGGACCAACTTGAAATCAGTCATTGGACCAACGCGCTCTTCGTCGAAGTCGGAAGTGGACGCATCGGCGTTGTAGAGTGGGACACCACCCGCTTGGCCGATTGGCACGTAGCAGTTGGAGGCGGTACCCGCGCGGGCATCGCACTCAAGGACAATGTCAGCCGCCGCTGGTTCGGAGGTGAAGTTCCACAAGGAGGTGGCAACGTTCGCCGCCGCTGGGTCATTGAAGCACCACACCAATTCCTTGACTGGGTGGTTGTAGCTGAGACGCTTGTTGGAGGTGGAGCCCGCAGTGACGGTGTCGGAGCCAGTGTGTTGCACTTGCTCGATGAGGTACTCGTGACCCTTTTGCGCGAATCGGCGACGCTCTTCGGTGTCCAAGTACACGTAGTTCGCCCAGACCTTGAACACGGAGGTGCTCAAGTAGGTGGAGAAGGTGCTGGTCAAATCGAAGTCGATGCGGACTTCGTGGTATTGGAGCGCAATTAATGGCAAATATAAACCTGGGTTGCGGTTGAAGAAGAAGATCAAAGGCAAGTACACGGTGTTACCGGTCTTGGCAGTGGTCATCTTCGCCCAGTTAGCCTTCTTGGCTTCATCCAAGTAAAGCTCGGAGTACAAACGCCACCAGCGTTGGTAGTGCTTGTCAACGCGTTGGCCACCGATGGACAATTCAGCGGACGCGATCGCACGCTCGGCGACCCAGCAAGCATCATCACCATCCGCGGTGCTGGTGTTCGCCGCAGCAGATTGGAGTTCGACGTACATGTCGCCGACCAAATCACCATTGCGGGCAATGGTGACGGACACGCGGCCTGAGTCGGCGGCGGTACCGTTAACAGTTTGTTCGATGTTTTCCATCGCGAAGTTAGTGTGACGCTTGTAGACAGCTTGGAAGAAGGTAACCTTTGGGTTACCAGTCAAGTAGACGTCTTGGGCGCCGTAAGCGACAAGTTGCATGAGACCACCGGCCATTGTGAGAGTTTTTGTACTATATAGCAAGATTTTTTTTCTGGCTGAAATCGCACTGGTGCGAAAATTTCAAAATCAATTTTTCTCAGTCTAGTTTAAATGTCGTCTCGTCCTGAGGATGAAGAATCACCTGATGAAATAGAAGAAGGTGAGATTGTATCCGACGAAGAAGAAATGCTCATGTCCGAGGGTGAAGATGAAGATTTCTTCCAAGAAGATGAAGATGAAGGTATGGATATCGCGGGTCTCATGACATCCCTTCTCGCGACCCCAGACGGGGATACTATTTGCTCTGCCCTGGTAAATCTTTGTTACCAATTAGAAACCCAAAATAAGATTCTCATAAAGATGCTTGCCAAAATGCAGTCCTCAAAATCAGCTTAGAAACAAAAATCGTATCTCAATAAATAGAAATGGAGCACACCCATTTCATTGATAAGGAACCTAATAAGTATGAAGCTCTCGTTGAACTTCAGAAGCAGCATATCCAATCAATGAAAGAAGAACAGGTTCTCGATGTTGTCGATAGATTTGAACAGGCGTGGTCTCTCAAGACGAACGACTTTCGAAATGCCAGAGAGTTGGGATATAGACAATTTATCCACCCCGAGTATTTCGACGAGTCTGGAAACCCAATCCCAGCTCAAATTGACATTCTCGCCATTAAAGGTAACCGCGACCGACAGAGAACCTTCCTAATTAATGTTAAAAACCATTCGCGAGACCTGAAGATTCACAAACTCGAACCAAACGATGATGGTATGACTATCGTGCGGCGAATTAACAATGTGTTAAAACAACTGAGTGATGGTTACGACAATATCCGTCGCCACTACACATCGTTTGAGAGGGTAGACAATCCTACCGCACAACCACAGTTCAGTAATTCAGGCGATCCTTCTACTATGGACGAAGATGAAATTGAGAACTCAACCCCATTTCAAAAATGTCTTTTGTACTCGCTTGATCAGACATACAAGTCTGGGTATCGCCGATACAAGGGACAGTGCTGCGAAGAAATTAGAACCGTTGAGGGACATCGTACGCGTGCGTGGCAACCAAAGTTTAGTATTGAACAGTTTATTTATTCACTGGCACAGAAGGACGATGACTTCATTACATGGAAACACTTTACAAGCAGAGGTAGTGTGTTTCGCGATGTCATTGATAATTTAAGCAAGTGCCACGACGCTCAGTTTCCGGAGATTACCAAGCGTCGTCATGTTTGGAGTTTCAAAAATGGTGTGTTTGTAGGTAAGGAATGGATTCCAGATCGTGGCGTCTATGATTGCTGCTTTTACCCATATGACAGTCGCGAATTTCGTTGCCTTGACCCAACAATCATCGCGTGTAAGTATTTTGATCAACAGTTTGATGACTTCTCACACGTAGAGAGATGGCAAGATATTCCAACCCCCTGGTTCGATTCAATCCTCAAGTACCAGCAGTTCGAAGATGAGGTGTGTAACTGGGCGTATGTGATGGGTGGGCGTTTGTGTTTTGATATTGGGGAGTTAGATGGGTGGCAGATCATTCCATTTTTTAAGGGAATCGCTCGGTCCGGGAAGTCTACCCTCATTACCAAAGTTTTCAAGAAGTTTTATGAAAACGAAGACGTTGGCACCCTTTCAAACAACATCGAGAAGAAGTTCGGTCTCTCGGCGATCAAGGATTCCTTCATGTTCATCGCACCAGAAGTGAAGGGAGACCTCGCTCTCGAACAGGCGGAGTTCCAGTCTATGGTTTCAGGGGAGGATGTATCTGTTGCCGTCAAAAACAAAACTGCGGTCTCCATCGAGTGGACTGTTCCAGGTGTTCTGGGTGGGAATGAAGTTCCCAATTGGAAAGATAACTCAGGCTCCGTTCTTCGCCGTATTCTTCCATGGAACTTTTCCAAACAAGTGAGGGATGCCGATCCACAACTTGACGAGAAGTTGAATCGTGAGTTACCAATCATTTTACTCAAGTGTATCAAGGCGTACCTTGATTACTCAAACAAATATAGGGACAAAGATATCTGGAACGTAGTTCCCGACTATTTCAAGAAAATCCAGAAGCAGGTCGCTATGGTTGCGAGTACTCTCCACAACTTCCTGGAATCTACAAACATCGTCTTCGGGAAAGACGCGTTTGTACCTCAGAAGCTCTTCATCCAGGTTTTCAATCAACATTGTCAAGCGAACAACCTTGGCAAGCCCAAGTTCAATCAAGACTTCTATGCGGGTCCATTTAGTTCGAGGGATATCGAAGTTAGGGATGAAGTTGTGACATACAAGGGGCGCACATACCCGAGGCAACCTGTCATTTACGGGGTTGACGTGGTTGAGGAAAGTTTGGGCTTCACCGAGGATTACTAGAAAAAAATGCTACACAATAGTAATATGAGCCAACAGCTCAGAGAATTTGTCAAACAGTCTGGCGTGGAATTACGTCCAGCAAACAGTCCAAGTTCTGTTTCCACAACTGCGTCAAATAACGCATTGGTCAGAGAAATTGAAGCTGAGATGGCATTTCCACCTCGATTGGAAAAAAATATAATTAACAATGCAAATTATGGGGAGTTTGCGGAGTTTGTTCATATGAGTGATAGTAACAACAATAACAATAACAATATAATTGCCAACATCGAAACTCCATCACCACCCACATTTATCGTGAGTAAGTTAAATCCTGGTATGTTTAACGCGACTGTGAACAAGGATTTTAGTGCCGAAACTCGTATAAACATCAAAAAAATCCTTCTCAAAACACCACTCCCCAAAACACCGATCGGAGAGGGTCTTTATATAGATACAAAGGAGATTAATGGTATCTATGGGCGTTTTGTCACGGGGTTCTCGCACACAAAGGAGTATGGTAAAAAGGGTGATCTAAGTAAAAACTTTTTTACTGTTCAACTTAAAGTTGTTCTATCAAATGATATTGAATCCAAGGGTGCTACTGTAAACTTTTACAAGAATGGTAAAATTCGTTTTTCCGGTGGCTTTATAGGAACTAATATCGCAAATCAACCGGAACTTATTCGTAAGTTTATCGTTGATAATTACTCCGATCGAGAGGCATTTTTATATAACCCATTCCAATACAACAATCTCAGTGCAACGTTTGGTGTAAATGGTCCATTTGGATATATGGAAGCACTCCCAGAAAAGTTAATGAAACAGTACGGCGCCAGCTCCGCAAAGTATGATCCAGAACTTTCTCCATTCCTATATGTTACATATAATGGACACAGATACATCTTTGCAAAGAGTGGGAGTATACAGATTTCAGGTGCCTCGACACCATCGGATTTACTTGACGCTTACAATACTGGTGCTGGGCTTGTTAGAAAAATGTACGAATTTGGGGATGTTAAGGCTACCGGCAAAGCACCCTCTCG